TACGTTACCTTGAGTAGCTTGCCGATCTCTTGACTGTCGTCCAATTGGTGGTACCGACAGTTCGATTGCCGTTGCTAGTGCATCCATGCAGTCGTCGTGAGCAGGGTGCGTACTGATCAACTCGTCTTCAAGAACCTGACAGTTACCGCCCTTGTAGTGCCAAACTGCGTTGTTGTCGTACTTCGGCTCTAGGATAGCCGCTAGACGCTCCTCCTTTGACCCCTGATGCCTTGTAGGCTTCACGGGCACTACAGATAGCGCAAGACCGTTAGGGCGGATGTACGAGGCCTTGAGCTCCTCTACGATGGCTTGCTGTGCAGCGGTGACTTCAGCAGCAATCTTGTGGAATTCCCATTTGACGTGGAGATCGAGGATGTGCTCATAGTATTCGCTGATCTTGTCAGTCTTAAATCGGTCAATCTCAAGAATGTAGTAGTTGTGGTTTTTATCGACACCAAGAACGACAATAGCCGTGTAGTCGGATCGCTTGCTTGTGCTGTAAGCGAAGTCGACAGAAGCAAAGACGTTTAGTTTGTTGCCGCTGTAGTACCAGTTAGGCCCGTCGCGATCAAGGAACTTCTTGTCGTAGTACTGGAACTTGTTTCGATTGATTCGCATCTCACCCGGATCGTTGGGGTCGTTGTAGTACTGTGCGCGAAACTGTGTTCGGTCTAGGTACTTGGCCCGCTTCTTTGCCAGAATCTGACGGTCAAAGCCAAACCACATACCATCTGATCGTTGTTGACGCGGCCAAAGGAACTCACCCGTGCCGTCACCACGATCTTCTACCTGTCGTTCCAACTTCTCGTAGATCGCTACCTTTTCACCCGTCTCTTCACCGTTTTCATCATAGACAGTCTCCATCATCTCCATCATGTCGCTGTAAAGGTCTTTAGGGTGATATCGGGTACCACAGACCCACTCCTCGGCCTCCGCGCCCTCAATGGACGACATAAGGCTGTACTGTGCCCTTACTCGCCCTCGTCCTTCTTCCGTGTAGGCGTTGTCACCCACAACGATGTCGTCAAGAACAGCAATATCACAGTGAAGTCCGGTAAGTGTGGTAGTAAGGCCACCAGTAAAGATTGTAGGGTCACGTACCGCTTCCTCTTTACGCCTTGGGTGGTCGACAGAGATTTCACCGTTAGTCCACTTCTCGCGTTCGCTTTCGATAGGGTTGATCATATCGGGCCAATAGCGTTGATAGACTTTAGAGGTGAGAAGGTCTTTGATAAACTTAAGCTGCTTTTCAGCCAAGTTGCTTGTCGCCGAGATATAGAGCACCCGAATCCAAGGACGCCTTGTAATCTCCCAAGCAACCCGGTAAGCAATCATACGACTCTTACCGTGGTCACGAGGAAGCAGAACAAGCTGGAACTGTTTCTTATCCTGCCTAGTCCACCAACGACAAAGGTCAGCGTGAACGGAACCGACAACTTGCTTTGGTGAGACTAGGCGGATAAAGGTCTCAAGGTCAGACTCAGCAGCTAGTCGAATCTGATCTAGTTGAGAGAGGGTATCAGGAACGCGGATTTTTTTTGCTGGCGTCTTTGTTTCTTGCATACCGTCTATTCTCCTTGTGTGTGCCCATTTTCCAGTTCGATGGTTTGTTATTCAATGCGTCACCATCTTTGTGCATCACATCTTTACCATCTCCCTTTCGGGCCTTACCAGCTTTGATCATCTGGTAGCGGGCCCGGTTTCGGGCTTCCCGCTTGTTGACTTGTTCGGGCTTTGCTTGATATTTAGTCATTGCCCGCTTTTTAGCTTCAGACACTCTTGCCATCAGTTATCCTTATCGCTTCGTTACTCGAAAGTACACAGTCCCCGCAGGGAGTACAATCGGTGATCCAGAATTATTAGACCAAACAACTTGAGCCGCATTCGCTCCTGTCACATGTGCGCTATACGTGCAAAGACCAATGTTGAAACTAAAGCTAACATCAACGTAATCTCCAAGTACAGCACCAGTAACTACGCTCGCAGCTTGAGCACCAATACCCCCCGATGAGATAGTAGCCCCAGCAAAAGATGTTGAATTTGTTATAACAGCGCCATTTGAAAGCGCGTCAAGCTTAGTCTTATCCGTTGTCGACATGAAACCGGCTGTACCGGTAGTGGCTACCGCGTGGTGCGTTCCTGCGGTCTGACTGCCGTGATCGTGGATGTGGTCGGCCCTAGCTGCAGTAGTCGCAGTACCCGCTGACTGAGCACCAACCGAAGCTGGCGTAGACGAGGATAGAGCCGTATTTGTCGCACCACTTGCAATGCCGTCGAGCTTCGTCTTGTCGGCGGACGACATAAAGCCGTTAGTGCCAGTTGTAGCGATAGAGTGTAGAGAACCGCCTGTCTGGTTGCCGTGACCGTGAACGTGATCAGAGCGAGCAGCAGTTGTACCAGTACCTACGGCAGCCGTTCCGATGTCTGCAGGGGTTGTGGTTGCGAGTGAGACACCGCCACCGGAAGCATCAGTAACCGTTGTAGACGACAAGATGTTTGTTGGTCCGGTTACGTTGCCGATGAAGGAGCAAGCCCTGACAGTAATATTAGCCAGCGATGCACTTTGTTCGGTGTAACCATATGCTTGTGTTCCGGGGCCTGTATCTGTAGCACGACAACCAATAACCAAAGCACCACTAGCATTGTAAGTAGCAGTTCCGTAACGCATCGAGATACCAGAGAATCCAGTAGTTCCGCGACCGTTGTTTATGAATTGTGAACTAGATAGGATACCGTTCTTCGATCCAAAGTCGATGCCCATGCCGTCGTTTGCAATAGATTGGAAACCAATAACACTAACTGTGTCGCCCCAAACTTCAGCACCGGGACAACGAGTATTGTTTACGTCGACACCAGTCCCATCCGTAGCCGTACAGTGGAGCAGTCCGCCGCGTGTAGTGTTAGCGTTTTGCTCTGAGGTAAATCCACCGCCAAACGACCAACCATAGACAGTTACACGTTCGAACCAAATATCAGCACCAGTCCAGTTAATCGCACTGTTGCGACAAGTACCATCCCTAAAGATGATGTTTTGTGATTGGGTAGAGGAGGAACTAACGACAATAGCTTGGTTTTGCGTAAGCGCCTTAGCCGAGTGAATAATCTCAAAGTTTGCAACTAAGCCGGTATTACTATTATTAATTGCCATACCGTACTTATAGACGTTGATAAGTTTAAGATCGTCGACATAGAAATCTAGGATCGTGTTCCAGTTAACGACACCAAGAACGTTTGCAACGCCATTGCTGTCTAGCGTCATACCCTTTAGGCCGATGCTTGTTTTAGAGGTAGCCTCGATGCCACCAGAAGCGGGTGCAGACGTCCATTGGATTGTCGTTACTCCAGACCCGCCGCCTTCCCAGACTTGACCTGTTCCCATCTGGATGGTCGCATTAACCTGAATAGTTCCCGCTGGAAATCTGTAAAGTCCAGGACCTGCTCCCGCAAGAACCGCAAATGCCGTTGCATTCTGGACAGCCGTGTTAGAGGCACTAATGCCGTACGACGAAGCATACTTAACGCCGGGGTCCTTCCAAGTACCGTCATCCATCAACACCTTACCCGTAGCCGTGACAGGAGATGGGACCAAGCCCTTTGATGCCGCCGCAAAGGCGTCGAGCATTGCCGTAAGTTGCGTACCCGTCAACTCCTCTGCAGCCCCCGTACCAGCCGTGTTGCGACCAAGAATCCTTGAGGTGGCGACACCAACGATATCGGTTGTACCTAATGTAACCGCACCCGTACGCCCTGCAACGGACGACACAGCAGCACTGTTAGCGATCTTTTGCCAAGTCGTCGCACCAAATCGAATCTCGTCACCAATCGCCCAAGACGACACGCCATCAATAGTTGTCGTACCGGCAGTCGCAACCTTATAGAAGTCACCATTGACGCCGACACCAGAGACGATTGTAGGTGTGTTGGTAGTTGCGTTCCAAGTCCCCTTGTAGGAACCGCTGGTTGGCAACTGAGATGACGGAACGAGACCTGAGCTGTCGAGACTGGCGACACCGTTGATGGCCCCGCGAGCGGTGGTTGCGATTGCATTGATGCCCGCAGCCGTAACCGTAACCACACCCGTATCACCGTTAACCGACGTAACAGCCGTAAGGTTGCCCACTTGGCCGTTAAGCGACGTAACAGCACCGCCAACCGGAATAGCGCCGACATCGGCAGCCGTAAGGACGACAACACCAACGTCTCCGTTAACCGAGGTTACAGCACCACCACCGCCTCCGCCACCACCAGCAATCACCGCATTATCGAGGTCGATCTTACGAACGGCTGAGTTATTGCTAACCGGAGCCGGAAGATTGATGATCTGTTGACTATTCATGTCAAGCGGGGCCAGCATCGCGTTCGGAGCAGTGCCGTCGCGACTCAAGGTCTTTTCGAGGGCCGCTTCAATGCTGTCGAAGTTTTGATTGAGTCCGTTGGTTCCTCGAAATCCGGCAAGGATGTTAGAGAGCGTCAGTTTCGCCATGGAGGGCTTCCTTATGTTTGTGGGGTGTTGGTATGGATTAATCGTTAAAAGCCGCGTACGGGCTTCCTAGCGCCTTACAGGCTATGCTTACCGCCTTTGATCACCTTCAACCCACCGATGCGGGCCAAATCGTCTGCGGTGTCCTCAATTGCCTTGACGTTCTTCTTGAGTTCGGCGTCCATCTCGGCCTTGCTTGGCCTTCCGCGCCCACTCTTCTTCCATCCCTCTTCGGCGAGGTATTTATTGGCGTTAATGCTTTGAGCACTGTCCCCGGATGCGATCTCTTGAATCTTTTTGATCGAGATAGCCGTCTGACGCATCTTAATCTCGGCGAGCCACCCGTCTAAGGCGGCAGCGAACCACTCTTTCTCGCACAACTTAAGCCAATGACGATAGGAACCGAGGTACTTGTCGGCCCACTCCACACCCGTGGGGTCCATAAGTTCGACAAAAGAAGTGCGAGCGTTGATAAGGCCGGGTTTATCGACATTAAGCGAGAAGACGGGAGGGCGGGTTCTAAATTCTTCGCCCATTTCGGTCCACTTCTCGACAAAGAGAAGGTTAGTGATGTACTGGCCGTTAGAGGCTAGATAAGATTCTTTGTCCGACATTCATTTTTCCTATTGACAGAACGACAAAAGTGTGCTATAATACCTTTAAGGTGGGAAGGAA